GCTCAGTTGCTGCTGGCACAATTGGTTTTCTTTCGTTTCCCAAGTTGTCGGGATATTCTGTCTCGGCTGTATCGGGTGGTTGTACTGTTTTAGGTACAATTAGAAAGAGAACGTCTGGCGACGGTGACATTCTGTTGAGTGGCTCGCCTACCAACTTCTCGTTGTCTTCTGGTGGTACGATTGTTACTGGCTTGTCGATGAACGAAGCTAGTGGTAGTTACATTAAGAAGGTGATGGGTACCGATCCTCAAACTTCTCACACGGGTGAGAAACTTACTGACTTATATGTGGATTCAGTGTTTGATTATGATGTGGGTAATATTAACGGTACAGTAAGTGCAGGTTCAGCTGCTGCTGGTGTTACGTTAGATCATGCCTCTATTACTGCTGATGGTGACCAGTTCGATGACGTTACGGGTGGTTTTGCTGCAGCTCAATCGCCATGGTTTGTTACACAAAACGCTGGTGGTGCTGTACAGAATCTGTTTAGATTTCATACTCGTTCTCATGGACAAATTGAAAATAACGCGATTAAATTTCAGATTTCCAATGTTGAAACTTCTGTTTCTGCATGGCCTCAGTTTACACTTAGTATTCGTAATGCTAATGACGATGACCGGCGTCCGGAAATTTTAGAATCATATGAAAATATTAATCTTAATCCGGATGATCCTAATTATATCGCGAGAGCAATCGGTGATCGGAGAGTTTCTTATAACTTAACAGTAGATCCTCCTGAGTTGCTGTTTGATGGTGACTATCCTAATAAGTCGAAACTTGTTAGAGTTGAAGTTAACACAAATGGTTATCCCGATGACTCTAGACCCGCGGGTTTTAGAGGCGTTGGCTCTATTCTTGCACAGACAGGCGGACCCTCTAGTGGTCCTGCTGCTGGTGGTGGATCTAGTAGTAACAGCGCTCCTGGTGGTTTGACTGCTACAGTTGCTGCTCTACCTACTGTAACTACTCAGGTACGTGATGGTACGGTGGACAAGGTTAAGGTGTTGGGTATTAACTTTACATCTAACGGTGTTGGCGATAGACTGAAGAAGACGGTTACTTCGGCTTCAGGCAGTACTACTGCTGATCCTGGCATGTTGTTTATCTCCACTACTGGTGAACTTTCAGGTTCGGGTAGTGTCACTAACTTCACATTGGTTAATATGGTTGGCTCTAACTCTGGTAACTTTGTTAATTCTTCTACTAGACGTACTCAAGGTTTAGAAGATAATGAAGCCTTGAAGTTTGTTGCTCCTGTGTTTGGTGGTTGGGATGGTTACGATCCTCGTAGTAATATGTTGACCATTCAAGATACTGGCACCGTTTCGGGTGACTTCGATGTAGCTAGAAAAACATTGGCTAATCCTGAAGAGGTTGAGTTTAATCTGTTGGCCGTTCCAGGCATTACTTCTTCTGGTGCCGGCTCACCGATTAATAACTTCCTTAATATGGTTGAGCAACGTGCAGACTCTTTCTTACTTATTGACTTAGCAACTTCTACTTCGACTGGTTCTGGTTTGGCTATGTCGGTTAGTAATGCTCAAGATCAAGCTGGTAAGTTTGATTCTAGTTATGGTGCAACTTATTGGCCTTGGGTTAGAATTAATGATAGTGAAAACAATCGTCTGGTTTGGGTACCGCCTTCGGTAGAAATCATGGGTGCATATGCATTCAATGATAGAGTGGGTCAGCCTTGGTTCGCACCTGCTGGCTTTAATCGTGGTGGTTTGGAAAGAGTATTAGAAGTTAGAAGAAGATTGACACAGACACAGCGTGATAATCTTTATAACAATACTCCGGGCGTTAATCCTATCGCTACATTCCCAGGTCAAGGTATTGTAATCTTTGGTCAGAAGACACTACAGAAGAAGCAATCTGTATTGGATAGAGTAAATGTTCGTAGAATGATGTTGACAGTTAGAAAGACTATTTCTAGAATGTCTCGTAACTTTGTCTTTGAGGCTAACAACGCTCAAACAAGAAGTAATCTGCTACAGATGGTTAATAATTATCTTGGTTCGGTACAAGCGGCCAATGGTATTAACGAGTTTAGAGCTTCTATTGAGGAAGGTGCTGACTTAGTGGATAGAAATGTTATCAAGGGTAAGATTTTCTTAAAACCGACTACGGTTGCTGAAATTATTATCTTTGACTTTACACTTACACCACAAGGTGCATCGTTTAGTGAATAATTAAATTATGTGAATGAGGGAGAAGCAAATTTTCTCTCATTCACATATTTATTAACGAACACATTTATTTTAAAATGTAATGGAGAAAACGAATGCCAGATGTTAGACCCGTAAATGAGATGTTAGCGGACACATTTGAGCCTAAGAGATCAAGCAGATGGTACTTCAAATTTAATGAAGATGTACTTCCTCAATTTGTAGCTCGCACAATGAGTCGCCCAAGCTTTACACAAGATTCTGTTCAGATTGATTATATCAATAGTAAAAGATTCTTGGCTGGTAAATTTACTTGGAACACTATGTCGATTACATTGTTAGATCCCATTGCTCCTTCTTCATCTCAGAAGGTTATGGAGTGGGCTCGTCTTGGCCACGAAACAATTTCTGGCCGTGATGGATATGCAGCTTTCTATAAGAAAGATTTTCAATTGATGCTTATGGACCCAGTGGGTGTAGCTGTAGAAGAATGGGATATTAGAGGTGCTTTTATTACTGATGCTACTTTTGGTGATATGGATTACGCAACAGCCGATCCTGTTGAAATTGCTCTAACTGTTCAACCGGATGAGTGTATTCTAAGATACTAAGTTTAAGTTACAAAATTATTTTATTAAAATAATTTGTATAGTTTTAATCTAAAGGAAGGTTTATATGGCTAAGAATGCACAGGTTGATTTTGATAGTGATGAATCAACCATTAATGATGAAAGCTCGTTAGAGCAAGCATTAAAAAGAGAAGTACCTACATCTGATTTGGATAATGTAGATCAAAATCGCGAAGGAACTGCAGGATTTGTAGTTCCTCGCGATTTTGTTATGCTCCCATCCAAGGGGGTAATTTACCCTATTGATTCACCTCTACATGGCTTAGAAGAAATAGAAGTGCGGCATCTTACTGCTCAAGATGAAGATGTTTTAACATCAAGGTCTTTGTTAAGAAGCGGCAAGGCTCTAGACGCTGTTCTAAACAATGTTATTCTTAATAAGTCTGTTAAGGCTGATAAGATGATTTCTGGTGATAAAAATGCAATTCTTACTTTTTTGAGAATTACTGGGTATGGTCCGGAGTATGTTGTTCAAATTGATTGCCCAAGTTGTAACACTGAAGTTAAACATGAGTTTGATCTTTCTACTTTGAGTATGAGATTTTTGGATGTTTCACCGATTGCAGATGGTGAAAATAAGTTTGAATATACATTACCGTCGGGAAATCTAATTCATTTTAAATTTCTTACCACCGAAGAAGAAAATGCAATTAATGATCAGTTAGAAAAAGCCAAAAAGATGACTAACTCTCCATTTGACTCTAACGTAACTACAAGACTTAAGCATCAACTTGTTGCGATTAACGGTGATGACACTCCTTCAACTATTAATCAATTTGTTGATGTGATGAGTGTAAGAGATTCAAGGGCGTTCAGAAAATATTTTGATGAGATTGAACCGGACGTACTTATGAAGCAAGATTTTAACTGCCCTCATTGTGGCCACCGAGGGGAGGTGGAAATACCGATCACGGTCGGTTTCTTTTGGCCTGACTCCGAGTCATAAAGATTATATTTTTGAAGAAATCTTTGCTTGTGTCTATCATGGTCACTTAAGTTTTCAAGATGCATATAATTTACCTGTTCATAGAAGAAGGTGGTGGATAGAAAGAATTAAAGAAATACATAATCAACAGCACGAAGACGCTGAGAAAACTAAGGAAGCACAGCAACAAGCTGTTAAAAGTTATCAACGACAACAAAAACAGCAAGCTTTAAGACAACAAAGAGCATAAAGAAATAATATCTCCACATTTAAAAACAAGGTGTGGAGATATTTATTTATATAGCATTATGTTTAAAGGAGAATCCACATGGAAAATCTTAATGAAATAGAATCTAAAGGGCTTCTTGCATCTTTGGTGGGCGTTGGAATGTTTTCCAAAATCTTCAATAAAAAAGATAAAACAAAAGCAGACAAACGCAACAAAAAAGAATTAGATAAAATTCGCAAGAAAGCATCTAAGTATGAAAAAAAATATTTAGACGCTATGGAAAAGAAAATCTCTGGCGGCATGTCTGTTAGAGATTATATGAAGAAGCAACGGTATATAAAATAAAGAGTTGAATAATGGCCGATATTTCTGCTAACATTACTAAAAGTTTACAAGGGCTTTCCAGCATTCCTGTTGGTGACCTTG